GGTGCCTGCGTATCCGAAGACGCGGAAGACAAGGGGACCACCTTTTCCGATGGTCTTGTCTTCGAACCATCGCTTCGCAGCGTCAAGTCCTGCTTGCTGTTGAGGTGAGAATTCCATGGTGCTACCTTGGTAGATGGGGGTGTGGGGCTTCCACCCACTGCGCCGACTGTACTATGGACGGCTCTGGTCAATTGCGGAGACCAATCGTCGGGTTAGGAACCCGCACGCCCTGGCGTAGCAGGACGGTCCCAAGGTAGCACTTGGATCAGAAGACTTCGTCGGTGGACTCGCTAGAGCCTTCCGTCGCAGCCTCGTACTTCACGGTGCGCTCGCCCGAGGTAATTCCCTCGACGAACCCTTGCGCAGCCTCGAGGATCGGGCTGGTGGGCGGAAGAAGACTCTCCGCCGTCGTACCCACAAACGGGGCAGTGGCCACGTTGAAGTATTTCTCTCCCTTCTTGTTCTGCGCCTTGACTGCAGTCATGGTAGAACGGTGGGCGAAGAGGGGAATGTTCTTCGAACCTTTGAGGGTTCGGAGCCTCGTCATCATGTCCCGGTAGGGACGCTGCTTCGTGGAGGTGAACGACATGATGGCGAAGTCGAGAACCTCGTCACCGGCATCGTTCAGAATGCCCAGGTAGAGCTGGAAGGTGTCGATTAGATCGTTCCCTTCTTCCGTCTTCAGCCTGTTCTTGTCCACGGCCGCAGCCTTCGCCTCAGCGACCACGGGGCTGTCCTTCTGGTGGACGCCCACGAAGCCTCCGTTGTCCGGGATCCACTCGACGTAGACATGCTCGCGGCGAACGACGATGAAGTTGAAGGACTCCATCAGTTCCTTGCTCACCGTGTTGAAGAAGAGGCCAGGCTTGGCACCCTCGATGTAGGTCCCTTCCGAGGAATCAACTTCCGGGGACATGCTCTGCAGCTGCTTGATCCACGGAATTGAGAAGTCGTCCTGATCGGTCTCCTCCCAGCCGGCACCAGCCGCCTGTCCGTAGTCGTAGGTCGTGACTGCGCCAGCCGAATCGGTGATCGCGACTGCAGTTTCTTCAGTTTTCTTCTTGGCTTGTGCCATGGGTTCTGTCTCGTGAGGTTTCTGAGGCGGGCATGTTTACGTCCCCCAGCTCGATTGGACGTGAGCGAACTATTCGCCCGAACTACGGCTCCTGTGAGCCGCAGAAATCTTGGCGCGAGTCTCCGCAGAATGCGGTCCTCGCTTCTTTCCACGCTGTCCGCCTGCAACCGCCTGGCGGTGTGCGATAGATAGCGGTTTACCTGTCTTGGCCGCAGAAATCTTGGCTCTGACCTCCACCGGGTGCTTCTGCCCAGTGGTGGGTCGATCGATCCTGTAGGCGTAGTGGTTCATCACTCTCCGAAGACCGATTCCGGCTTTGCAGTGATACGGGTTTGGCGGAACTCGTGAGCACCGAACAGGTCAAGCGGGATGTCGTCCCCTTCGGCGAGGCGGTCCTTCACAAACTTCTTGAGGGTGGAGGACTCAACCTTTCGCTCGTCCTTGGTCGCGAGGCCCAACCCCTCGAGGTAGGCTACCAGCTCCTCGGCCTTGGCGGCTTCTTCTCTTCCGAATCCGGCAGTAACATTGTGCTTGACCAGGTCGCCGAAGCCTCGAGCCTCGAGCCAGTCGTAGACTTCCTGGCGACGTGCGGCCGGAGGCGACACCCGGAGGTTCTCCTTGATGGAGATCTTGATTCCGGAGCTCGTGGTGAACTCGGCCATGCCGATTTCGTCCATCAGCTCGGGGATTCGGAACTCTCCGATGTCGCGAGCTTTCCGCTGGGCTTCGCGCAGTGCTTCTTGTGCCAGCTCAACCTGGAGCTCAGCGTGGTAGAGCTCGGTGGCCAGAGCGGCGAGGGTGGCGAGGCTATCCGCCGAGGGTGCCTCAGCTACGAATTTCGAGTAGTCGTGGTTGGCTTCCATGGGGTCCTGTATTGTAGTGTTCCTATGCCCAGGGGGTAATCAAATCGCCCGTAATCACGCGGGCAGTGTCACGTTTTCCTCGAAGCCCTCCTAAGAGCTTCTCGTCAAAGGTGTTACGGGCGACGATGTCGATGTAGACGACCGGATCTCCGGTCATCCCTGCTCGGTGTGCGCGGTCCTCGGACTGGAGGCGCTCGCGGAGAGACCACGTGTTGCTCATGTATACAACTGTCTTGGCACGATGGAGGGTCAGGCCCTCCCCGGCTGCCGAAGCTTTGGCCACGAAGAACCTTGCGGTGCCTTCCTTCTGGAATCGGCGGATGGCTTCCTCTCGCCCAGCTACGTTGGTCTGCCCATCGAAGCGCAGCGCATCCTTCCCGAGAGCCTTCATGATCTCGTCGACTTCCCAGGTCCAGCGGCACCAGATGATGACCGAGCCGGACACATCTTCCAGGACGTCCTGTAGGAGCTTGAGCCGAACGTTCTTCCCAACGGGCACTACCTTGTCGTCGTCGTCCTTGATAAAGCCTGAGCAGATCTGAGAGAGTCTCAGGTGTCTTGTGAGGACGAGGTCCGCTGTAGCCATGCTACCTTCACCTTCGAGCCAGGTGATGAACTTTTTCTCGAGCTCCTTGTAGGATTTCTGCTGAGTCGGATCGAGATCGAAGAATCGTTTCTCGTAGATCTTGGACGGGAGGTCCAGGACGTCGGACTTCAGGAGGCGGGTGCCCACCGAGTCAACGATGTCGTGCAGTTCGTCGAGGTGCAGGTATCGGACGAGGGATTCGTAGGACCTTCCCTGGCCACGGTTGATCTTCTTTTCCCAGAGCCCATACCTGGCCTTGAACGTGCCGGCGTTCGGGAGACCCATGTCCTTCCAGATGTCCGGTCGGATGAAGCGGACCTGGGTGTACACGTCGAAGGGGCTGCCGTCTACCGGCGTGCCGGTGAGGACGCGCTTGTACTTGGCATACTTGGCGCTGGCCGAGATGCGCTTGGTCCTCTTCGAACCGGGTGTCTTGATGCGACCACTTTCGTCAAGGACGTAGAGGCATTCCCGATCGATCAGCAGCTTCTTCAATGCCTTGGCGCCACGGTCAGTCATGACGGCATCGTAGCTCATCACGAATACGACCAGGCCTTCGTGGAGGACCAGCTCTGCGAAGTCCTCTTGGACTCGTTTACTGGCAGACGTCGAGGAGTGCCAGGCCATCGTCCGGTAGTCCGTCCACTCGGGCAGGTGGATCGGAACCTCCTCGTCTGTCCAGTTCTGGTGGACCCCGTTGGGGGCGACGACGATCAGCGTGTTGATCTCGCCACGATGGTAGAGCCAGGCAGCCGTGTCGATCGTGAGCTTCGTCTTGCCACATCCCATCTCGAGCCAGAACGCATAGCCTTCCTGGTCTCGGGACTCTTCCCAGATCTTGCGCTGGAAATCGTACGGCTCGGTCTTGAAGGAGAAGTCTTTCATGGGGGTGGTGGAGAAGTGAGGACCGGACCCTGCCAGATCCGGCCCTCGAGGGTGCAAGTAGCCAACCTGCTTTTTCCCGCTCGCACTTTGATTATACCTGCCCTGCCCGGAGGGGAAGGGGATTCCTTGAGAAAAAGGAGGCCCTGCCCAACCGAAGCTGAACAGGACCTCCACCTCACTTCCATCAGACCCCCATCTGACAGTTGCACCTCCCTCCACTACCTCACTACCTAACTAGAACTAATAAGGGGGTAGTAGACAGCGCCAGGCTCCCTCAGTTACTGAGGTGTGTCGCCAGGATCTAGTTTCTAGTGGACTGGGCATAAGTCCGCCCCCCACAAGGACTTAGACCCACTATGGGTGTCGGATACCCTCCTTGAATCCTAGCCAGACAGCTGCTGCAAGCCCAGAAATCATGATTCCGATTAGTACGAGTAGGCCTCGCGACTTGATTTTCTCGCTCGTGTCTCGAAGCTCACGGATAAAATGCATGTCCCGCTGCAGGCCGAGCGGATTCCCTGCGTCCATTCCAACTGTGATCAGAGTCTGAGTTACTGCGATTCGAACTGCCTCTTCCACGCCCACGGAGTTGGATTTGGTGATGACTGCGAGTTCTTCACGAACCATCGCCCTGAGTTCTTCGTCTGTCATGTCAGTTTTCCAGAATGGCGAAGCCATCCTGCCCTGCTCCGGGGGCATTCATGTCAAGTTGTTTGAGGATACCCGAATCAGAAGATGTATGTCGGACCTCGATGGTGTCCGTCGCTGTGGCCGCAAAGCTTCCGGATGTGTTCCCGGTTGCGATGAGCGTGGTCCACGCACCAGCATTGATTCTATACTGAACAAGACCAGCAGCGAAAGCAGAAGAAAGAGTAAACGAATAGGTGCCCGTGACCGTGGTGGTGTAGAGCGCCGACGTTTCGTTTTGACTCAGCAGTCCGAATTCGAACTGCCCCTCCAGCGCGGAGGTGATATCCGCTGCGTGGACAAGGGATTGCCGGGAGGTAAGGGTCTCCCCGCCGTCCGTGTGGCTGGCTGTCCAGCTGAATTCCAGGTCTCCCGTGGGCACCGCACCGTCCAGTGCCTGCAGGATCTCGATCCGGAGTAGGGTGTACGTGGTCCCCGAGAAGGAAGCGTTGAGGATGAGATCGTTGGTGCCCGTCGGATCGTGGCGCACTTCGAGATCATGATCCGTAGTGTTCGCCGCAGGGAAGGTAGCATCTAGAGACTCAGCGTCCGTGGAGAGTCCGAGTAGCTCGTTGCCTCCGTCGGCCACCCGGTAGTCCCTACGTCGGATCGCGCACGCTACACCGTAGTCCTCGGCCGCAGAACCCGTACCTTCCAGACTGACGTTGGTGGTATCCCACGCCACCGCGTTCAGGGTCACGTAGCTGGGTGGATATGGGCGTCGAATCCTCTGGTCCATCTGGAAGGAGATGGTAGTGGCCGAAGCTTCCGCCAGCTCACCACTGAAGGCCACCGGGATCAGCTTGATGTCCACATTGTCCGTCTCCGGGAGAGCATCGGTAGTGCCGGCTCCCGCCATCAGGATGTAGACCTCAGCCGTATCTGCGTGAGCTGCCTGAACGCTGTCGAGGACACCCCGATAGACGTTGGTCAAGCTCACGTTTCCACCCGAGGTGATTGCTCCCTCCACCAGCATGAATTCGTTGTCCACCAGGATTAGATTCATAAGGGTAGAGCCCAATTCCTCAGTTCCCGAGGGGATCGCGAACGAGGCCAAGATTGCGGCCTGAGTGTCCGGCGTGGAGGACACAGTCATGGAGGTCAGGGGATATGCACTCCCGATCGCCAGGGCACCGGACAGCTCACCCACCTTGACGAACTGCGTCACGTCACCGATGCTGGTGTACGCTCCCGCAGGTACGCCTGCGGAGTGACGCTCCCTCACGTCGACAGAGATCTCGGATCCCGCCTTCCGCGCGGTCGCCATGATCGTGGAAAGCAGCGCACCATTGGTGGCCGGGTCGCGACGAACGATGGCTCGCGGAGACTCGAACGCGCGTTGGTACGTGAAGCCTACCAGGTTCTCGCTGGGCGATGTCCAATTTGTCGACGTCGGGTCAGAGAAGCTTGGGGTGGCGGTGTAGAAGACATCCTGTACAACCTCCAGGCGGATCCGGTTGTTATCGAGCTCGCCCAGATCCATCGAGGTAATCCTCATGGGCAGTCGGCTGAGCCCAAGGTACGCATGGGTGAACTCGATCACGTCACCCGGAAGCTTGTCCCAGAAGGTTCGGTCCACTACCAGCGAAGCCTTCGCCAGAGGGTAGGACAGCGTGCGGAGATCCCGCCAGGCCAGGAAGTTTGCCGTGGTACGGTTCATCACCCCAGGGTAGTTCTTCGTGACGCTCAGATCTACACCCTGGATGCGGACGTTGGCTGTATCCTGAGCCATAGCGTAGGTGGTCTTGTACTCGTCGGTCCGGTCGGCGAATTGCACTCGAACCAGGTTCGACGTACCTTCCCATGCGCCTCGGCCAAAGTTGACCAACTCCACCAGATTGTCTACGTTGACCTCGTCCAACGTACCAGGCGTGTAGTCCGCTCTGGCCAGCTTGATTTCCCATTTGGCACTGGCCTGGTTGAATCGGATAAGACCATCCACCTGCTCCTCGAGAAGTCGGATGATGTCCGAAGCTTCTTTGGCAGAAGTCAGCAGCATACTGAAACCATTTCCCTCACCCTCAAGGGTAGTGGCCGCCGTCCTGAAGTTTGTGACATCGATGTCCGAGGCAGCGTAGCCAAGACCCCACTCAGTGTTGGTCATGATCTCGTAGGCCACGCACGCAGGATTTGCATCGAAGGTGTTGACCACCTCCACCCCACCCGTAGCGGCAAGCTGGTTGGGGATCCGCTGGAGCTCGAACTTCCACGGCTTCATGGAAGTGGAGTTGCCCACGTAGAACGGATCAGTCTCCGGAGCGAGGTAGCAGGTCCCTCGATATGCGGGAGTGTCCCCACCCTGCTGTTGATATGTGGACAGGTAGGTGGACGCGGTCTGGGTTGAGTTTCCCTCAAAGAACTCGAACGTTCCGATGAAGCCACCGTTACCTCGGTCCTTCCCTCCAAAGAGCTCAGGCTCGTTGACAGTGAACGTGCCCCCATGGGCCACCGAACCCGTCCAGACCTTGTCGTCGCCAATCCAGAGTCCTAGGATCTTATCCACCGGACCTCGGGCGATTGCGAACTGAAGACCAATACGGTACTCATAGCCCTGGACCACTTGCTCACTGGAGAACATCCCGGTCTTGACCTTCTCCACGATGGCGTTCTGACGGAGATCGCCATACCAGATTGCATTGGGCCCATCGACGCGAACGGTTCCCCACAGCAGGGGCACAACCCTACCTTCGGTTGCAGTTGGAATCTGGAAATCACCAAGACCAGCAGGCTTGGCATCTTCGAACTCAGGCTTCGGCCGCAACAATTCTGCAGCGACGAAGAGCACCACCTGGAACAGGAGCGTAAGCCAGAAACCGCCTCGACGCCTGGCGGTATGGTCACGCTCCCATCGAAGGAAGATCAGCTGAATCTTGGAGAGCTTCAAATCCGGATCCCAGTTTGGAAGATGTTCTTAGTTGGAACCCAGGCAAACCCGCCGAAGTTGATGACATTATCGAACTTGCTCTTGCACGTAGAGATCGAGTGATCACATCCCGCGAACACCAGTACATTTGTACTGATTGGTGAAACGGTGAAAGGCAGGTGCAGGGTCAGTACCGTTCCGGTCTGGTCAAGGATCATGCGGCGATCGTTTGAGCTCACGTTCTCCACGAATCCTCCCGTGAAGTAGTCGTCCCCGTTTGCGTCCGCTCCCGTGACCGTGATGGTCGTACCACTCACAGCCGTTACTGCCCCCGAGATACGGTAGGCTGCATCGGCATCATCCACCTGGCACAGGGAGTCGTACAGCACGTGGTTGCATAGACCCTGATAGGTGTGGTTGGGGAGAGGTTTTGACTGCGCAGTAACCAGAGGCTCGATCTTGATTTTCGCTTCGCGACCAGACTTACCAAACGCGACGGAAGAGATCCTACCGTTGAAGATAGTGATCACCTCATAGGCAGCACCATCGGGTCTTTGGATCCGCTCAATCTTGAGAGTGCCCACGATTCCCGGGACGCTGTTGATGTACCGTTGGGCAACTGCGTTATCGCCGGCAACCGTGATAACCAGGTTCTCCTTGCGAGTGTCCGGACCCCCACCCTTGACCGTACTGCGGATCAGGGGTATCGCGGTGAAGACCTCTGAACCTTCAGTGATATTGTCTTCGGCAGAAGTCCACCTGTACAGGGTAGAGCCGATCGTGAACGTGTAGAGTTCAACAGGCTGGCTTCCCTCTGGGGAAGATTCGAATGCGTCGTATGTCATGGGGGATTTAGTTGAAGGTGGAGATAACAGGACCACTCACGTAGACCTGCCTTTCTCCGAGTGAGTACTCGATATTGATATCGTCTGTGTTGAATCGCACTTCTTCCAGGTACGATATGCGATCGATTTCTGCGATGGTGACGTCTTGACCCCAAGTAGTGTTCAGAGCAAGAGTTTCAATTGTAGAGCTGGTCTCTACGGAGCTAGTGATTTCACGAGTGAAGATCGTACCATCAACTAGACGAACCCAGATGTGGTTGCGAGGCTGCCGGGTTCGGATGAACTGGGTGTAGCCAATGTTATCAATCACGAGATCCTGCGAAGCAGAAACCAAGTCCTGGGTGGCAACCAAGTCCTTACCAAACGTCGGCACATAGAAGCTAATCTGCTGCCCACCCAGGGAGTGAAGAAGCTGACGTAGGTCCCACACCTGGGCGCGAGTATTTGCTCGAAGCGTGAGGGTAGTTGCTCGCTTGCCGTTCACCCATGGACTGTCCTGAGATGTCCGGCCAACCTGGCTGTCTAGTACGATGATATTCTGCTGGTACGTTTCGGAGATGGTACTCCCTCGGATTACGTTGCAGTCGTCCAGGAGAACCTTGGAGTTGTACGTGTCCTGGCCAGTTAGGTCGCCCAGGTTCGCGTCGTTGTCCAGGATCCGGAACGTGACCGACAGCTCTTGGTCCGCAGAGATGTACCGGGTTGCGTTGACGCTCGAGGTGAGATTGCCCGTGCGCAGTGGGGTGACTACCGTGCCCACTCCATATGCCGTGAGGGTTGCATTACTGAGCGTGATTGTGTTGGACGTCCGGCTGGCAACCGTCTGTACGTCGAAGGTTTGGGCATCGGTGAAGATCATAACCAGACCACCCACACGGTAGTCCGCGTCTGCCGTGCTGTCAACGTTGATGGTCATAGCACCCACGGAAGCCGCCACCGTCAGGAACGTAGCCTCGTGCCAGATCGGGACTCCCCAAGTTCGGGACTGCCAATCAAACATAAGGGTGTCCAGTCGGTTCTTGTCGAACGTTCCGTCGTCGGCCCTCACCCGCCAGTTGAAGAACTGGCGAGGATTCTTCCTCAGACGGATCCTCTGCTCCTTCCCAGACTCAGTAGGGAGAATGTCCGTAAGGAAGGACAAGCGTTCCGTGTACGGGATCTCAGGACGAACAGGGAAGAGTACAATCCTGTTCAGGGTGATCGGCACGTTGATCTGATCGCCGCCGAAGTCGAAGACGAATCCGAGGTCATCGTCCACCGAAGGGTTGCCCGACGTGCTGACCTCCAGCGTCATCGCGTATCCGGCCAGCGGATTCATCGCGGTGGGTAGGGATGGCTGATTGAGAAGTGTAGTGCCAGCGCCAGCATTGTTCACGAAGCTGGACCAGGTTCTGAACTCTCGCCTGTATCCCGAGAAGACCACAAGCGGAGAGGTCTGCGTGCTCAGGATGTTTCCGAAAGCAAAGCTTCTCGGAATGACATGGAAGTTCTCGTAGAAGTCCTTGCCGATGGATTGATCGTCAAACAGCCCAGCGAACTCGTTGTTCACTACGAAGCTTGTCTTTCCGGGACCAGCAGTAGGTGGCGTGACGAAGTCGTTCAGGATGTCTCCCTGATTGTCGTCCACAGTCAGAACCGTAGCCACTCGGGAGTATGCCTTTGCAGCTCCGATGTCGTCCCCAGCATAGAAGTTGAGGTACGTCGACTGACTCGGTCCAGAGACGAAAGTGGCCACTAGGCTGTCACCTTCTTGTAGGCAATGCCCGCATAGTACGTTCGGCCAACGATATTGTCCTCAGTCCTTCGGACCTGAGGAAACAGAACCCAAACGTCGCTGCCAATCGTTACTTCCTGACCCGCTGCGAAGTTGAAGATATCGACTCCGCGGACGTCAGGGATGTTACCCATCAGGTAGCACCACTGATTTGTGAAATCCCTCGCGAAGATCGTCCAGGGATAGAGAGGGATGTGCCCAGTAGCCACGTCTGATCTATATTGGGACATTGGAAAAGCCATGGGACCACCGCGCTGTCCGCCGAAGGTTACACGCTTGGCATTACCTGCCGTGTCGTTGAAGGATGCATTATCCCCAGAGACACCACCGGCATGGTGCATCCATTTCTCTCCTGCGAGCTGGTGCGGGAATCCTTCGACGTGGATCGTAGCATTTCTAGGTGCTGTTACCGAAGTCAGTGCGTTGATGCCGTCGAACGGAGGCACCGCGTTGAGGTCTAGTGCATCGGAAGACGTGAACTCGTCAGCGAAGTGCCCATAGCAGTATTCGCCTCCGGTCCAGTCGTTGAATTTCTCCATTTCTCCCCATCCGAAGTGGCGGAAGGTTTCCGTAGAGATCTCGACGACGACATGGACATAGGCTGGTCCAGAGTCCTTCTCAAAAAAGTGGTAGCTGAAGAACGGTCCGTCCCCGATGTCGTTCACGCATCTCTCGTCGTCCAGGTTGGCGTCGCTTCCAAAAGCTGCGTTGTAGCCATTACCAGAGTCATTTGTATGCGCCCCAGGAAACACTGCGCCAGCGTTACCCAGCGCCTGGTGGATGCTCATGTTATTGGGAGCATTCGCTACCCACTTCACTCCAATATGCATGGAGTTTTTGTTCCACTGGGCGAAGCCTTGGGCTGCGACGCTCGCGCCATTATCAAAGTCGTCCTGTGTCCAACCGTTTGCCACTAGAAAAGTGTCAAGCTTGGTGAGGAGATCTCCGAGGTCGGTTGCTGACCCTGTTTGGTAAGCCATTAGTCTTCGTCCATTGCAAAGTAGGACCAGTTCTGCGTGCGGTTTCCGTTCTGGAAGATGGTGTAGCGTTTGGTTCCGCGAACGAAACGGTCCTCGCTGATGATAGCGTTGTTCCCTCGGTTGAACCAGTAGACTCCGTCAATCTCGCCCTGGATCTTGTGCCCAGTGGTGAGGAAGGTTCCAGTCGCCTGCTCCGTAACAATCGGGGCGACCAACCAGTAGTAGACGTCGCCAGTGCCGGGTGTGGGCTTGAAGAGAATGTTCTCCGTGCCCGGAACTCCGGTGTTCGGGATGATATCATGCGAACCTCCGGACCAGTCGACGTCGGAGCCTTCGGACGAAGTACCACTGACTCCGCCGAGCGCAGGTGGGCGGAAGAACGGGAAGATGCCCCACTCGGTTTCAATCAGACGTTGACTACCAGTACTGGAGGCTTCAGCCGCATGAGATTGCCAGGTACCATCGGTCTTCCGGATGTATCCAGGACCAGACGGATCTGAGGATCCGAAGTAAATCACCTCGACGATGCCGCCCATCAGCTGGGAGTTGTCAAACCAGATGCGGTCTCTGTCGTTCGTGGTTCCGCAGATCCAGAGAGGGTATGGATACTCGGCGTCCGTAGCTGCCTGGTTGAGGAAGCCCATGTAGGCACTCATGTAGTACGTGGTGGTGCCGCTTTCTACCTTGCACACCATGACGATACGCCTGCCCGTATGGTTGATCCACCAGGAGATATCCGGGTCCGCGTCGTTGTCCTTGAGAACCAGGTACGCTCCACTGTCTGTGCTGGGTAGTGTTCCGTCCGTATCGATCTGTGTGTTATCCACACCGAGCTGCGTCTGGATCGGCAGGAGCGCGTTGTATCCGGTCGCTCCGAGGAGCTGCCAGTTGTATGCAGTATTCACTCCGCTGGCGATGGAGTACGGTCGGATGATGACGTGGATCTCGTCGGCGCCAGCCAGGCCAGAGCCTTCCAGCATGCAGACTTGCTCGTCGTTCACCGCCTTGGTTCCGTTCGTCCAGGTGACCGTCAGCTCGCAGCCCGTACCCGTTCCTCCGGTGGTTGCTGCATCGTTGGCCGGGACCTCCTCGTAGTTTCCTGCGGTAACAAGGGTGACCGTTGCGACCGGACCCGTACCTCCGCCTCCGGAGATCGTCGCCACCGTGAACGTGGCTGCGACGTAGGCTGCTCCCTGGACTCCTCCACTGACCGTCAGAGTATCGCTGACAGTGTAACCCGTACCACCGGCCCCAATAGCAGCCGAAGCCGCCTGCTGCGTCCTACGGTTGACCGACCAGGATGCAGCCGAGAAAGTGAGGACGAAGGTAGCTCCGGTGCCCGACCCCGTCGTGGAAGTCTGGGCATTCGTCAGGACGTCGGTTGGGTCAACCGTGTAGGCTCCGCTTCGGTAGACTCGGATTCCGTCGATCACTCCGGCAGCTACAGAGGTGACCTCGAGCTGGGCAACGATCGTGGAAGTAGAACCCGTGGCCGTGATTCCGATCACGTCACCGATTGCATGTCCCGTACCACCTCCGGCGACTGCGACTGCAGTCAGCGATCGAGACGTGACCACCTCGACGAGCTTGTTCAGCATCGCGATATGGTCTGTAATTCCTGTTCCGCTATTGAAGGGCATTCTTCACGACCGTAGCATTCTGGGTGATGGCGTTCATGATCAGCTGCGTACCTTGGGCACTGCCCATCGCGTTGATCGTGTCTTCCGGTGAGGAGGAGTTGACGACCGTGACGTTGACGGCCGGAGGCGAAACACCTGCAGTAGCAGATTGACCACCCAGGGCTGCGGTCTCCGCAGCTGTCTTGATGTTTCCAGCGCCAGGCGGGACGAAGAGCTCGGGACCTTCCTCGCCAACCTTGAACGCCTGGTTCGGGTTGACCGGACCACCCGATGCGCGCGCACCGCCGAAGAGCGAACCAACCAGACCCGCACCCCCGCCAGGGGCACCAGTTCCGCCTAAGATTCCGAGGAGCGCCTGCTTGACGAGAAGCCTGGCGATGTCTTGGATGAGTCCATCCACGAACGCTGAGAAGTCGGCTTCTCCTGTGGTGATGAAGTCCACCAGAGCGTCTTCAGCGTTTCCGAATCCGTTGACCAGGAGGGTTTCCGCTGCGCCACCCACATCGGTGATTCCCCGGATTGCAGAGTCAAGTCCGTCCTGCAAACCTTCGCCAAGCGAGCGGTTGAGAATCTCGGTAGAGACGGCAGCTGCTTCGGTCTTCTCACCAAGATCTTCCACAGCAGGAAGTCCTTCGGTGACAGCTGCGTTTGCGGCGGCCTGGGCAGCTGCGAGGTTTGCGGCCGCGTCTGCCTGAGCCCGCTGGGCGTTGGCCGTATCGAGAGAAGCCAGGATGAAGTCGGTCGAGGCGGAGAAGTCCAGTCCGTCGTTGAATCCGGCAATCAGGTCATTGGCAAGCTCCTCGCCTTTACCCTTGAACGGGTTGTCGATCTCGTCGAGCAGGCGTTCACCCTGAAGCTTCTTCAGCTCTCCCTTGAAGCTGTTGGAGAAAGTGGTACCAATACCGCCGAGCTGGCTCTTGAGCTGGTCAGCGGCTTGGCTGGCCGTCGTGGCGGCACCCTCGATGTTACCTTTCGCGAGCTGCGTCAGGGAGATGTTCAGTTCGCTGAAGAAGATCAGCATCTGACCGCCGAGGATCTTCGCCGTGGTGCCCACAGCGTTGAAGAACGCGCGGGTCCGGTCGGTACCACCTTCGATCAGGTTGATGACACCATTGACGATAACGAAGAACCCCGAGCCGATAGCTGGACCTATTCCCTTGAAGAGCGCAACAGCAGCATTCCCGAATCCGAGTAGAATACCGATGCCCGTATCAACGAACACAGCGATCCCCAGCAGTACCGTTTGAAGGTCGAGCTGGAATCCGTCGAACGCACCCCCAAGGGTATCGTTGATCGTGTCTGAGAGGCTAGTGATCAGCGGCAACAGGTCGTCGAAAAGCTTCTTCGCTTGGTCAAACATGGCCCCGAGTAAGTCGCCGAGGGTAGTGGTGCTGTCCGACGTCAGGGTGATCTCTTCGCGGAATCCGATCAGCGCTCCTGCAGCGAGGGTTACTACAGTCGCCAGAGCTCCAATGGGGTTGGCTGCGATTGCCACCCCAAGAGCCTTGAGCTGGGCGATGACAGCCGGGATTGCCTTCCGCGCGAGCGTAGTGCCCAGTACAAATGCCAGACCTTCAAGGCTGCGGATGAACGCATCGATGTTATCCGCGCCTGAGCGGAGCACGCCGGTGAGGGTGTCGAAGAATCCACGGAGAGCCCCTTGGGCTCCGTTCTCACCGAGTCGCAGGATCAGGCCTTCGAAGGCAGATCTAGTCGCGAGGATGGCACCGTTGAGGTTATCGTCCATGGCCTCGGCCACTCGCTCGGCTGTACCACCCGCAGTGTTCAGTTCTGCCGAGAACTTCGCGACGTCCGGACCCGCCGTCCGGAGGACTTCGAATGCAGGACCTCCTCGCTGTCCAAAGATCTCAAGCGCAGTACCCGTATCGATCCCGGCTTTCCCGATGTTTTCCAGAGCTTTGGTCAGGCCCACCGAGGAGACTTTGACATCTTCGAGCGTCACCCCTGTACCTGCAAGCGCAGCCCGCAGCGCAGGTCCACCTTGCTCAAGCCTGGCCAGGATTGTCCGGAGGCCCGTACCTGCAGTGGATGCCTGGAGGCCAGCGTCGGACAGCGCAGCGATTGCAGCGGTGGTGTCTTCGACGGACACGCCGAGGCCGGCAGCCACCGGAGCGACGAACTTCAGGGCCTGGCCGAGCTGACCGACCGTGGTGTTTGAGTTGTTGGCGGCGAACGCCAGGACGTCCACGACCCGAGCTGTATCCTCCACCTCGAGGCGCATACCCTTGAGGACGTTCGACGTAATGTCCGCTGCTTCCCCGAGCCCGAGCGCACCCGCCTGCGCGAGCTGAAGCGTACCCTCGATGGTACCCAGTACCTGCCCCGTGTTGAAGCCTGCACGGGCGAGGAACGTCATGCCCTCGGCAGCCTGCGTAGCGGAGAACCGGGTGTTGGTACCCAGCTCGATGGCTCGCTCCTGGAGTCGGTCGAACTCGGCCCCAGTAGCCTGGGCGATTGCGCCCACCGTAGACATCTCCTGACTGAAGCTCGCCAGAGTCTTGGTAGCGTTCCGGATCAGTACGCCTGCGCCGATGAAGGCGATGGCCCTGCGCAGCGCAGCACCCAGGTTGTTGGCCTTCTCTGTGGTCCTATCAAGCTCTTTGTTGACGACCTTCGTGCCAGTCTTGGCCATCGAAGGATCGATCTTGACATTGATAGTGAATTCAACCACGTTTGTTACTCATCGTCTTGGCACGCTGCGCAGGAGAGGGGCGATCGACCATCTCTTTTCGAGTCCGCTCGCCATTCACCCACTTATTGTGATCGAATTCCAGTTTGCGGATCAGCGTAACCAGTACGTTGATCATAGTAGAGTCGAGCCCAGAACGCTCGCCATATTCTACAATCTTGGACCAGGGGATAGAATTAGAACCATTCCTCTCGGAGGAGAGGTTCCAGTATGCAGACATGTAGAAGCACTCGATGGGGAGTAGGTCGGGTTCTCTGTCAACCACATCCTGCAGCCCCGTCGGGAGGACTCGTTTCAGACGGTAGTGCTGCTCGATAGCATGACGCTTTCCGTCATACTCCAGCTCCCAGAGCAGCCGCCCTGTCAGTTTCCCGACAGCTCCTCGAACTCCTCGACATCCATCTCGTCGACGTCGCGGAAGTTATCAATGTCCAGGCAGAACGCACGGAGCTGGGTGAACATGTCGGGCGGGATTGCCGTGAGGAATGCCTCAACATTCTCACGGGAGAACTCGACCTCGTTTCCCTTACTGTCCAGGACTCCCGCCCAACCCGTTACGATGCAGGAAGCGAAGAGGATGATGTCCTCTCTGCGTGCGGCTTCGATCGTCTCCTTGGTCGGAGTAGCCTTGCGACTCTGACTTCGACGGGAGGCGTTCTTACTCGCCTTCAGGGCAGCGTTGAAGAACTCACGGTTGGTCTCGTGAGCCGGACGGCAGTGTAGCGTGGGCTCGCCGCCAATCCGGTAGAACGTATAGGGCTGAGTCGCATCGTCCTTGATGCGAAGTGAGTTGAGGTGGCTGAAATCAGTCATTGGATTTTGAGGGTTGAGGTGAGGAGGGTGGTGAGCGAACCCACCACCCCGTTCGATCAGGCGACGATCGGGAAGTACGGGAACTCAGTGATCCCGAAGCTCGTTCCGAGGGTCGCATCCTGGAAGGCCGAACCCGTGACAGAAATCCGGATGGATTCGTTCACCGGGAAGGACCTTGCGCCACCGCCAAGTGTAAGGCTCGGGATGTCCAGAGCGATAGCACCATCGTCGTTTTGCATCAAAACATCGAAGGTGACCGTCTCGTTATCGCTGATCGCTTGGGCCAGGTTACTGTCCGTGAAGAGCAGCTCGGCATCAAGCGTCACCGTGAAGTTGCCCGTGTTCATGAACAGCGCACCCAGGGTGCCAAGGCACTTCTCCGGGGACACCTCGTTACCAAGCGTCAGCGTCAGCGTCTTGAAGCACGTCCCGAGATCCGACTCGCTGGTGTTCCAGAGGTTGAGCCTGGCGAAGTCCGAGCTCGTAGAGAACCCGCTCGTCTGGACGGGCACCACAGCGTTCGCCGTGTTACCCTTGCGGGTGGTGGTGATATTGTCCGAGTTGGTCCCGATGAAGCCGAAGCTCATCGTACCTTTGTCCTGTCCGGGCAGGTTGAGGGTGAGCTCGTTGCACAGGTTCCCGATGGCGTACTCGTACTCGTCGCCCGTTCCGTCGGGCAGCTGTAGATTGTTGTATGCCAGCTCGAACTGGAAGGAGCGCTCGATGAAGTCCGTGTCCGAGACAGAGACGTTCCGGATGTACGGACCATAGAGCAGGTCCACATCGTTGGCCGTCACGTTACCCCCACCGTTGAGGGTGGAGGCGCCAAGGTTCTCCACCTTGTCCAGCGTGATCGCTGCAGCAGTCACTGAGACGATCCGACCAACAATTTGCCCACCCGTGAGCGCGTTGGCGTCGGAGCCTACACGCAGCATTCCACCGGCACTGAGACCGAGCGTAGACAGGTCCGTAGCTGCACTCGAGATCGTCTTGGCCGTGTCGTTCCAGACTCCGTCCGTGAGGCGGAATCCGCAGACGTCGAGACGTGCACCACTTGCGATGGTCGGAGTCTCGTTCGTCGGAGCAGCCGTGACGATCGTCAGGATCGTAGTGCTCGACGCATCCACTTCCTTCAGACCGTTGTTTGCAGCCGTGGCAAAGCCTCGGGTGAAGACCAGCGTGCCTGCCGGAATGGCCGTCGTGATTGCGTCGTGCGCATAAGCACTGGTGGCATTGACAGCCAAGAGGTCCTCGTAGTCCGCGCCAGCTTGGATACGCTCGTGGACGGTACTGTTCGCCCGTTGGGCAAACACGAAACCTTCCGCAAACGTAAGCACGTGATGCTTGGTGAAGTCTCCCTCGAACTCCACGCTGGAGTCCTTGTCGGTCACCGAACCCTTTCGCGCCTGGCGAGTGTTCGAAATCGGGTTCCGGGGAACCGTAGTGATCTCAGCGCCATAAGCGCCGAGCGTGTTTGGCTCCAGGTTGACCCACAGAGGAGTCGCCGGGAGCACACCGATCGAGGACTCGATCGCGACCGCAACAGCGGCATTGTTTGTAAGTGAACGTGCCATGGTAGGCTCCTAGGTTACTTGGTTTCCTGGTAATCGAATGAGGCGTCTACAAGAACTTGGTACCATTCGCCATCCTGCCCCGATTCGCGAATGTCTGCACCGATGAAGGAGATACCTGCGAAGGTTGTCCCTTCGAAGATAGCTCTGGCTGCAACGGCAAGAACGTCGAGGTCTTGCAGGCCGTTATCAACCTGGTCGAAGATCTGAATAAGAACCCTGCCCCGACGCAGGAACTTTCGTTGGCCAATCCTTCCAAGAGAATCCTGTTCTCCGTTTTCATGATTGACTGTGATACGTGCCCACGGAGTGTCGTTGGGCGCGGTGTACTTCTCGTTGGCCAGAGTCCAGTTGACGAGGGGAGCGTTATCCGCCCATCGCTGGTAGATAGCTTCGCGAGCTTCGGTGAACGTGACGGATGTCATATCAGAGTCCTCACGTTGTTCACGGCTTCTTGGATCGCTCGCTGTACGAACCCTTTGGGTGCTTGCCCAGAAGAGCCTTCGTTCAGGCGGGTGATGTACGGAACGTTGTTCGTGATATAAACAGGTCCGGCCGCAAGCTTGTAGACCAGGAGGGAGCCGAGACCAGCTTCCTGCGCTGCTCGGGCAGAGCCTACGGCCTCGTTGGACCCCACAGGTTCGGTGAGGGGAGAGCCGATACGGGGTTGCCAGTTGGCGCGAGCCCAACCCGTATCGACTGGAGTACCACCTTCGCTGGGTGCGCGTCGAAGGTTCGCGACGATATCCAGAGCAATGGCCTTGATGACCTGCTCGGATACGCTTTCGAGAGCCTGGATGACGACGCGGATGTCGCTCACTCGGAGTCTCCCTCAAGTAGTTCCTGTGCCTTCTTCTTGCCGTGCACGCGCTCCGTGGAGCCGTCCTCGAGAACTACCGAGTACCAACCGCCACCCAGATGGAGGGGCGGCTCAGGGGGGAGCTCAGGACCGTCGAGGCAGTTGCCGAGAGCGTAGGGCTGGGGAGCTTCGAAGTCTGCCATCTCGATGATGCCGGCTTCCCACCACATCTTGAGGCGCTGACGGCCAAGGGCATGGACGATTTCGTCGGTCACCGGATCGCCGGGATTCATAAATCCGTCGACTCCAAGCGCAAACTTCCTCCGCTTGCGGAAGACCATTTTGGCCGTCGGATCAAACCGTTGTTTCCAGTGTCGCATCTTGCCCATTATTCTGTTCCGTCGTAGGGGTGTTGGGGAGGTGGGCCAGGCCCCGTGCACAGGTCAAGCACGGAGCCCAGCGTTACGATCAGCTCACCGCGTTCAGGAAGAACGCGCCGAGGTCGGCCGAAACCAGCTTCTGGTCGAAGGCCATCTCGATCTCGATCCGGTCCGCCTTCAGCGGGTCCATGCGCATGCGCGAGATCCGGCTACCTAGGGCACCACCACCAAGGAGACCCGTCCAAGTGAACGTGTATCCGGCAGAGGGAACCATGAGACCAGGGCTCGGAGGCGTGTAGATCAGCAGGGCATTCTTGCCACCGATGAAAGCGTGAACGTTGGTGAGGCCTTCGGCCGCCGTGTTCTGGATCGCATCCATGACGAGGATTTCCTGCATCTCGAAGAGAGCCGCAAGGTTCGCCCGCATGACCATCGCCGTGCCCGAGGTTTGGCCTCGGTCAAGACGACCCACGATGTCCGGGTGGTCGAGAAGCGCATCATACACTTCGCGGCCGAGGACCATCCTGTTCGGGCGCATGCCCGTCGACTGGTGGACCGTGCGGACACCCTGGCGGACATCCTCGATCGGCGTCGAAGCAGCGTCGTCCCAGCGGAGGAACTGCGTACCCGTGGGGGTAGCAGCCACGCCGGCACGCTCGGTCGTCCACACAGAGGTCACGAAGTGAGCCGAGGCCCACTCAGTTTCCTTGCGCAGAAGCGCCTGCGTAGAAAGCAGGAGCGCAGCTTCACGGTCGAGCGAGATGGGCGAGTCTGCGTTGGCACGGACCTGGTCCGCGATGTCACGGTGGAGAGCCCACACTTCGGCCGCATAGCTGTCGGTCGAGATGCTGTAGTTCGCACCAGCAGACTCGGTCGCAGGCGCACGCTTTTGCATTTCTGCACGGTTGAAGTAGCCACGATCATATGTGAAGTATGAATCGGTCTGCTTCGCAACACCGAGGCGCGGGAACGCGCGATCGGCGACGAATGCATCTGCGCTTTGAATGAACGCAAGCGAGACGCTGGTAAGAGGTCCATCGACGTGAACGTCGGACCTCGACGGTTGGTTGAAAGGCATTTGATTGCTCCTTTGTTATTCAGGTCAGGCGACTTGGTCGAGATCGACCGTGAAGAGGACGGAGATGATTTGACCATCAGCGCCTGCGGTGAGTGCTTTGCCCACGAAGCTGGAAGCGACAGCGCCAGCGTAGTTTTGGACTTTGCCGTCGGCCATAGCCTCGAGCTTGCCACCAGCGGTGACAGCGCCACCACATTCGATCTTGACGACAGCGCCATTCGGGATAGCGACGCCAAGGACGCCTCCCGAAGCAACGGTCTCAGCGGAAACACCATCAGGAGCGCCATCGGCACCCGTGTGGTCCCAAGCGCCATCGGCGGCAAGGGTGACGAGACGGTAGACCGTGACGGCCGATCCCGCGACGCCCGAAATGAGCTTGACGCTCTGTGAAGTAGCCATGATTCAGTTCTCCTTAGATCAAAGGCCGAGGGACTTAGCGTATGCCGCTTCGCCCTCAGGTGTATCCAGAGCCTTGGCCACAGCCTCGTGCTCCGAGAGGGACGGGTTCGCGACACGAAGTTGCTTCGCAATCGCCTGAAGAGGATCGCTCGTGGTCGGAACGATCGAGGTGCCGGCACGCTTGAACGCCTCGGACATCTCGGAGTTCTGAGCCTTGAGCGCCTCAAGAGCGGGACCTTGCTCAGCCTCGGGCAGCGCATCGATCCCCTTCAGTATTGACATACGAACGTCGACAGTTCCCGGAAGGAACTCCAACTCTTGGGCACGCTTCTCAAGCTTGCCCTTCTTGGCCTCTTCGTCGGCCTCTTCACGCTTCGACTTTTCTTTGTCGAAAGCCTTGGCCATACTGACTAGGCGAACGTCATCGCTCTTGCGATACTCGACACCTTGCGTATCAGTGTAAACAATAGCATTTGCCTCAGCAGCTTTCGCCACCTCCGCGTTCCGCTGCTCAGGGGAAAGAGCCAGGAAGCTATCAGCCGCCTCGCCCTCAAGGGACTTGAAAATGCCACGTTGGGCATCGTTCAGCTCGGAAACCAGCTCGGCACGCTCTGCGCGCTTCGTGACTTCCTCAAGCTGCTTGGCGACCATCGCGATTTCGTCGACGGTCTTTTCGTTCTTCTCGGTCATTGCTGCCTCGTTGGGAACGTTGCCGACAGGATCGGCGGATGAATTGTCCGGAATGTTTTTGGAGGCTTCGGAAGTGCCGGACGCACCGTCTTTAGCCTTTGACATTGAGTCCACCAGTACTTGGTGGGTGTGGCCCTCTGCGGCACCGATGATGATCTCACCGAGCTCGTTGACTACAAAGGGATGTGTGTGATGGATGCTCATGCCGTCAGCGCCCTCAGGCATCCGAGTACTTTCGGTGTAGCCAGAGGTAATGTCCCCTGTGACATGGGAGAGGGCGATCAGGTGGGTGTGTCCGGCGAACTCCGCCGTGAGGATTCCTCTCTTGCCGAAAGGCTTCTTCTTCCCTTCGTCCTTGTTCTCGTCTTCTGTCTTCATGGAGTCTTCTTCCTCCTTAGTCGCACGTTTCATGATCGACATGCGCGCACCCGGCTGGGCCGGACAGTCGACTGCGGAGATCTCGTCGAGGCGGAACTCCTTGAACACACTCGGAACGATCTTACCTGTCTCGGGATCAATCATTAGATGGCCTCGTTGATGGCTTGGCCACCGATGGAGAAACCCGTGTAGGTTCCGTCTGCAAACTTCTGGAGGACCTCAGCTTTGTGCGGCTTCATCACGATGAGCAAACCCGTGGTCTTGGTTACGATGCCCAGGGACTTGGCGATATCGGTCGTGAGCGGGAAGAGGCCCAGGATGGTACCCACGGCATCTCCCTTGTGCATCTCCTTGGCGACCCGCTCTGTCTCGGCGAATTCCATGGCACCCTTCAGCATTACCTGCTCGGGGATGTGGTCTCCCTGTAGGTCGAAGTGGTCCTTACCATCTTCCTTGCAGATGATGGCGAATCCGAACACAAGCCCGAGGCTTTCGTCCACCTTCAGGATGCTGGATGCTTGTAGTTGTTGAGTCATTTGGAACTTCAGGTTACGATGATACGGTAATGGTGGTCGTGGGCAATAGTATTTCTACGGAAATCCTAGATGATTTCGATAGAGAAACCAGCGGGTGCTGTGATCTGAGTGATCCTCGTCCCAACGTTGCATGCACACTGGATGTCTTCTTCGGCAACTCCGAAGGATCCAGGGAACAAAGCTTGGTTGCCTTTACCCGAAACAAACATCTCGCCGAACGGACGCTTCTGTCCATGCATGGCCTGGTGGCTGTCCCGCACGTTATCGCGCAGGCTGGTGTTCCACTCGTTCATCAGGTTGTTGGGATCTAGGTCACCGGATTCGATGGCCTGCTTGTACATCTCGTGGTTGCCCTGGTGGACGGATCGAAGAGACTCGGTTCGAGCAATGACCTCAGATCGATACTTGATATATCGATCCTGATATCGCTGGACCATCCGATCCATCTGGGCCTTGGTCAGCGGCTCCCCGTTCTCAAAAGCTCGCTGGACGACTCGGTCGAAACGCTTGTCCCGGAGAGCGCGGTCAAGGACAGACTTGTCCCCATCCTGGAGCCCACGACGGTAGTTCTCCACAGCCTTCACCTGCTTCTTTGTGAGGCCGATGGAGTCGCGGAAGGCTCGGGCCTGGGCACGCGGGTTGGCGCCGTTCTCGATACCATTCAGGAGAGCCTCTCTCGTTGCAGCACGCTGCTTCGCGGTGAACTCCCGGATCATCCGCAGCTTCTCCTCGCGCATGACGGCTTGCGAGAAAGGGTTGGTCGTGTCGAAATCGATGACCACCTGCTGGAGATTGGTGTTCAGGAACTTGGCTGTATCCTTGGCTGCCTCCACCATGGAGTTCACGTAGAGGTTCCCAATGTTCGGTGCCCGCCGCAGCACCTGGGCAAACGCCTCCTCGAGATTTCCTCGCGAGAGGAGATCCGCGATCACGTCTAGATCCAGGTCGCTCTTCATCTGGCTGATGAGCAACTGGAAGCCAGCGGAGAAGGCTGGCTCTTGGGCACCTACCAACGCCTCCAGCCTCTCCCAAGGATCTACGATATCATCCATCAGGCCGGGGAGCCGAGGTCGATGTAGAAGAGGTCGATCCAGCCGTTGAGGGTGATGGATCCCTCCACCGTGACGGAAGACTGGACGTTCAGGAAAAGCCCACTCGCCACCGATGGACGAGGGTAGTTGGTGACGGTCGATCCGGAGATAACGGCGAAGGCGTTGAAGTCTCGATCCAGGTGGTTTCCTACGCCGTTGATGTCCACCTTGGCCATGACGTCCGAGTTCGCGAAAGCCGTCAGAGACTGGCTAGACGCAGCAACACTTGACAGGGAGACGTCAATGGCTGCACCCGAGGTGACGCCCACTCCGTCCTTGACAAAGTCAAGCTCAGAACGAACGCCCAGGGTTATGAATCGGTCGCCCAGGGTGGCCAGCTGGAGTGAGTAGAAGTCCGTAGCAGCGGGGATCGCCCCGACGTAGTTCGTGATGGTCACTCGCAGGCGCTGGACGGCCAGTGCCGTGTCCTCAATGGTGACCTCACTACCCGCGGTTGCTGCGGTGAGTGGAGTCGCTCCACTTCCCCCAACGGACTGTCCGTCGAGGCGAAGGTAGTCGGGTGCCAGGATTGGAGAGTTGAATCGTTCGACGTTTCCCATATCTATTCTGTCTTGCTGATGCAGCTGTAGAGAGCCAAGGCCGGATCGACCTCGACGCTCAGGATGTTGTAAGTCGTACCAAGGATTGTGATTCGGTCGCCAGGCTTGGGCACCTGCGAGCTTGCGATTGAGTCTCCCACAAGGGCGATTGAGGCGTCCGCGTCCTCAACTAGAGAGGCGTCTAGCCTATTCCGATCCAACGTGTCCACGAAGCCTTTGCAGGCATAGGAGACGGACGTCGGTTGCGTTCCTGCTGCCAGGTTGCCCGCAGTACGGGTGCCGGGTGTGACCTTGATGAGGATGGCACTATTGACACCCGGACCAATGTTATCCCGGATGAGCCCGGAGATGTCAACACCAAAGAGTGGGTTGCCCATTAGGCCAGGCCCGCGTCAAGACCGAAATCGTTTGCACAGAAAGGGTTGGCCACAGATGTACCCGTGATGGTCGGACCGGACAGGGTAGAGGCGCTCTGCGTGTAGCACTTGCTGTAGTCGTGGGCGATCTGGGGCAGCCGCACATCGGCACCCGTACCGATCGTGGGCTTGAAGAAAGTCACCGATGCGGAACCCGCCTTGGCCGTCTTGATATTTGAACCCTGGGAGCTGGCTGAAGCAGCTGATGCACTGATGAGAACGGATCCCGCCAGAGCAGCTTGGGCATAGAAGATGTCATCGGGAGTCGTCCCGCTGGGGACAGAAGTGCCAGTACAGCTGTTCGAGGCATTGTCCCGAGGCCACGACCGAGCCTGCGTAGTCACCGTCAACGTCCCGGTGAAGATCAGAGCTCGATCGATCCAGTCCGCTGCCGTGACCAGTGCTTGGTCTTTTTCGGTACCAGATGCAGCTGCCCAGGCAGTAGCCTCGGCATCCAATCGACCAGCATAGTAGCTCGTGGTGTTTGCTCGTGCTTCAGTGAGCACGAGTGCATAGACGCTGAACGTGTCAGTGCCGATTGTGATTGTGTCGATGACTGCCATATCAGTTGACCAGGAGAGCTTCGATCTCCATTTGAGTGAAGGGACGCTGCTGTCCAATAGCAGTATCGTACTTGAAGAGAGACCAGTCCGGTACTTCTTTCAGGTGAATCGTGGTCGCACCATTGAGGGTGCCATTGGAATTGAAATTCCAGATCGTGTCGAGAACCACAGGACCAACGAAGATGTTATCGTACAGGTGGACCCGATCGACGCTGGAGATGGACACGGTAGAGCGTTCCGTCTGGGGGCCAGCCGTGAAGCGATTGCCGGAGACGTGGACTTCGTTGTGCTGGTTTCCTGATGGGAGGAACGGGAAGTTTATAGTTGTATCCTGTCCCGAGATGACCAGAGCCTGGAAACGGAAGTTGTCTGCGGTGTTATCGTAGATGTACGTTCCTGCGCTGGAGACCCAGACCGTGTAGACGGCACCCCCATCGCCGAACTCATGGTTCGAGCCGTAGTCTACGCAGTAGTTGTTCCGGACCATGAGGCGGTCGGTGGGCAGCGGTTGATACTCCACACCTGGACGCTTCTGGAAACCCGTGCGGTTGCCCCCATACATGTCGCATCCCTCGATCAGCGTGCTGGTCTTGCCCGACTTCAGGTACGCAACCGGGTGCTCCCTGAACTTGACTCCAGGATCACCGGGATTCTCCCCTCGCCACTTGTGGTTGCGGATGACCAGCGTGTCCCAGCCATCGAGGTGCAGGCCGGAAGCAAACGACGGTTCGCTGTAGCTCATGCCGGGTGCGTTCAGGAACCAGCAGCCATCCAGCTGCACATGGTCCGACCCACCGTTCGCACGGATGACGAAGCTATCGGGACTGCCTCGTAGTCCGATGTCGAAGGCCATCACGTCTCCTGTACGCATGACTGCAGTGCCCCCGCTGGAGAAAGTGAGCCGTACACTGGCGGTGTCCGTCATACCGACAAACGTCGCAGAGGCTTTCTCGTCCCCAGGGTACGTAAGGACATCGGTGCCGTTCTGATTCCACGTGCCGCCCACGCGAGCATAACCGCTGGAGTCCATCACGCCGAAGATGATATGCTCGTCGCCCGTGGAGCGGGAGCGGCGATACGCATCCCCGTATCCGGTCGTGACGATGCCCAGCCCACGCTGGCTCTGGAATGCGTTACCCTCAACGATCCAATCGAACTGGTCCGGAGTGGGCTTCTCACGGACGTGCCAGTCCAGGTCCTCGCCGGGTCGTCCTTCGTTGGGCAGTGGGCTGTTCAGCCATTCAAGATACGCGGCGAGTGCACGCGCAGCTTCGTCGGCCGCAAGCTGGGTAGTGATACGGGCATCCCGAACGACACCCGCCTGCGTGCGAGCCGCAGCAGTTAGCTCGCTGAGCTCGGCTTCCTTCTGAATCTGAACAGTCTGCGCCTGAGCGTGGGCCTCCATGGCCTCGGCTGCGATGATGCGGAGATCTTCGGTTGAAGTGAGGAACGCTGCGGATGCAAGCGACAGGATAGCAATGGTGATGATCTTCATTCGGATTCTTCAGGCTGCATGGCAGCCGCCTCTTCTTCCGGGGTGGTCGGTGCGTTCTGGTTCATGAGCGCCTGCTGGGCAAGCGCCAAATCCAGCTCGTCTACCTCGGGGGCATCCGGCAGACCCAGGATTCCACGAAGGATATTGATCGCCTCGTCGTCCGGAGCAAGGCCAGCTGCTGCGAGATCCTTGAGCGCCGTGGTCACCTCGGTGATGTCGCGATACTGGATCTTCTCGACGGAGAAGGTGGGCATGAGATCTTCGTCCCAGCCATTGAGTGCCCACAGAGGCTTGAGGAAATCCTTCTCGTAGGTCTCCTTGAGTTCCTTCAGGCAGCTGTCCACGATAAGGCCGAACTGCTGAGTCTTGTCCCTGGAGAGCGCATAGGATCCACCCGAGTCGCCGCCCAGGAGCAACTGCTCCACACCGAGGACACGAGCGATCTCTCGATTGAGCCTCTCGATAGCAGCCGCAACCTCAGCTGCGGTGCCAGGGCTTCCTTGGAGAAGCTCTACGTCCCACTGGCGAACGTTGCTCGGGGTAGAGCGTTCGTCGCTGGTCTGGTAGGTCATGCTGTCCAGCAGCATCCCCATCTCCGGAGTCTTGTTGTGCGAGGAGATGAAGTCAAGCATGGGCTGCTTGAGTGCGTTCGCTTGGACCTCGGTGAGCTGGCCAGCTGTGACCATCTGCTCGAGCTGAGAGAACGGGCCGCGAGCAACCGGAATTCCGCGCAGGTCCGTCTCGAATCCCCAGGCCTCGAGGAGCTCGTATCGCTGCAGCTTCTTGGCTGCCTTGATTACGTGCCGGAACATACCCAAACCTTCGGGGCTGTCGTTGATCGTGTCGTCGACCAGGTACAAACACTTGCCCCTGGGCAGGTAGATCTCCTGCTGGGTCTGGGGGTTGGTCTGAACGAAGCCCAAGACCGTACCGGACACGTCGACGTCCCAGCGTTCGATGGTCATTTGGGCACGAGGCTCGATGTCCATGAACGCGATGATGCCATCCTCGTTGCGCTTGGCGGTCCACTCCTGGACGCTGAATCCCCACATGCAGTACATGGCTCCACGCCGCACTACCCTGTGCCACGGGGTGGTCATGCCGTCCATGATCTTCTTCACCTTCTCGGCAACCTCCTCGGCTGCCGGCGAGTCGTCTGCAGGCTCAACTGTCCACTTGGCCTTGGCGACCAGGTTCGCGAAGTAGCGAACGCCTGCTGCAACGATGCTGACGTTGGCCAGCATCTCCGAGTAGGTCCGATATCGTTCCGATCCCTGGAGGCTTTGATCCTTCTCCTTCTGGAGGACATAGCCACCATAGATCGCGGTGCCAGGTGCACCCACCGACTGAAAGGGAGAGGCCTTTGCAGGATTGCTCCCCCTGACGCTCGGGTCCAGGACCTCAGCCTTGCTGAATTGTTTGCGTTTTCTACTCATCAGTATTGTACCATCCGCCCAGGAGTGAGAGCAAGTTTCGGTCCAGCGTTCTGCAAGATGTAATCGTATGCGCGTGATGCTGCGTCAACTTGGTCCTTGTACTCCGAGTTCGGAAACAGTCCGGCTTCGGCGAGGAAGGCATCATTCCATGCCCCACGAACGAGGAATACGTTACCGGCTTCGGTCTGAGCCGCCAAGGGAATTGCGCGATTCTCCTTAGATCCTGTTTCGGGAGAGAAGCGACAGTTGAATCCCTGAAGCAGAGCAGCGAATGCTCGGATCTGAGATTTGCCTGCCTGACCAGGATCCTGGGGAATGGAGATGGGGATCCCGACTCCGTCCCGATGGGCACATGCCAGGATGGATTGCTCAACCCCACCCGCCTCTTTTCGGTATCGGTCAACGTCCGAGATCACGATTCGCCCATCACTCGTTCGGCCCACCTTGACGCCTACCGTCCAGGCAGCGTTCTGCTTGTCCGTGGCAGCGAGGTCATAGCCTCTGCACCACTGGATACAATGGGGCTCGCTGTCCAGGAAGATGAAATCGTCCTTGTTGAACATTCCCCCTCCACGCGGAACGGGTCGCTGCTGGAGCTGGGCAGCCTCAGCATAGCTGCCTCCCTCAGAGCGGAACTGCAGCTTGAGGTCGCGAACGGTCGCGTCGTTGAAACGCTCGGGCCATGCGAGCTCGCCCTCCACGGACCTGGGGTCCTGGCAGTACATGAGCTGGCCATCGTCGTCAGGGACGAAGTACGGGAGAGGCTCACCGTCCTCCTTGATGCGCCTCATCCGTGTCGGCGCACCGAACGGGGAGGCTACCGTCGTCCAGCTCTTGTGCTTCGGCTCAGCCTCCATGGGGATGACCAGGTGGGTCCAGTTCTGCTCGGCTGCCAGCTTGTTGATGATGAGGCCAGAGATGTCCTGCTCGTGCAGTCGCTGCATGATGATCACGTAGACAGGACGTGCCTGGTCTATGAATCGCGTCGGAGTAGTCTCCGAGAACCAGAAGCGAGCCGTCGCACGCTCAGTATTGCTCTCTGCCAAACCCACACTATGAGGGTCGTCAATGATGAAACGATGACCACGACGACCAGTAAGACCAGCACCAACAGAAGCTGCGAAACGCCAACCACGTCCAGTGTTTGCATAGTGTTCCTTTCCATCCTGGTCGGCCTTGAACTCCATCGGCCAATGACTCTGGTACCATTCGCTCTTGAGGAGATCTCGGCACAGCATCATATCCCGGATAGGCAGTCCCTTCTCGTAGGATGCTGAGATGTACTTGTAGTGAGCCTGTCCCTTGGGACCCCATTCCCAGGCAGGCCAGAAGACGTTGACCAGGAGACTCTTGGCGAAACCAGGTGGAACGTTGATCAGGACTCGAGTAATCTCACCTCGGGTGACTGCCTCGAGGGTGGCACAGATCCTCTCCATGGACCAGCCGCCGATCATCTCCTCACCTGGGTGCAGGTTGGGCCACGCTGCAGTTACGAAGGCCATAAGGCTCTTCTCACAGCGGAGCTTCTCCATCTCCTTGAGCGCTCGCTTCGGATGGGCCAAAGCAGCCTTGATGATGTCCTCTTCCGATGTCAAAAGATCTCGTCCTCGTGCTGGAAGCCCAAGGAGGTTAGCTCGAACTGAGCTACGATCCTCCCTTCCAGGGAAGGATGAAGCTCGACACGTGGCCCAGCGTACTCGCGGAAACGCTTGTGGGCGGCACGCATGGAGGAGCGTAGGGTCTTACGTCCCTCCCCATCGTACCATCCGTCCTGGAGGAGAGCCAGCTCGGCGAGGCGTTCGGTGATGTACATGGGTGCCTTGTACCTGCGCTTCAAACGCGATCGCCCTCGCCCAACTCCTCAGCGAGCATGTCCTCGATCAACGCATGCATCCGGCGCAGCTGACCCTTCTTGAGTCGGCCGTCGTACCGGATGATGGTGAAGGACTCAGAAGGGGTGTGGCCGCTTGCCATTTCCCAACCCGTCTCCAAAAGACCCAGGCTTGCTCGCAATAGATGGAGCATTTCTTTGCTGTTCATCGTCGTCTCGATCGAAGAGGTAGTGGTCGATAGCACAGTCGGGGGAGCAGTGCTCCAGCCCATCGTACAGCGGAGCAGCCTCGAGACTGATCTTCTGCTTGCAGAAAGGGCATGTCCTACTCGGCTTCATCTTCCAGGAGTTGCTTGAGAAGAGCCTGCTGGCGATCGCTGAGCTTCCCGATGCCCAGGTCACCTTCATGCTGTACGGAACCCGAGAGCTCGACCTTGTTGGTTAGGCCCTGGCGAACTCGGGCGGAAATGATCCGCGAGTAGAGCTCAGCCATCTTGTCTGAGTACACAGTCTTCCTTCCGACGATGCCCGTTCCCTCGTTGTTCCCGAGGTTCCCGTAGACGTCCTCCTCAATCCCGTCTATGCCCCTTCGCTTGAGTTGGCGGAGTAGCTCCTCGTCTGCCTCCTCGATAGCGTCAGCCCAGCGAGCAGCGAACTCAGGGTTGCGGCCGCGCTCCTCGTAGAAGGCGGATTGGCAGCCAAGCTTGCTGTGGGGGCTCGCATGCTTGGCAGCCAGGATGACGAGCCCATGCTTACTGAGGTGGTCAAGGAATGCTTCCATCCTTGCAGGGGACATTCTGCGTTGTTCTACCATGGTTCGATCCTCGCGCACATGTGGGTTGTGTTCGCCTCGATTCGGGCGATGCCCCATTCTACGTCCTACTGCCCAGAACACCTACCACTATTCCCCGAACTATGTCCACTAGAAACGCATCTGCAGAAATAGTCGGGATTTCACGTCCTCACAGTCACGCCACTCCCTATCCACTATCATACTACTAATTTAGAGAAAGGGGGTAGTGATGGACAACAGGGTCCGCCACTTTGAGCGTTTTGGGCAAATCCCCACCGCAAACCTAGTACGGTCGTAACTCACGTTCGCCATTACACTTACGACCGCTATCACCCCCATAGTGGATCTAGTAGTCTAGTGGACTCCACTACAGACCACCAGTCACGCTACCCTTCAGATATGAGATACATCGTCATCGCAGTCCTTTTCGCCGCATGTTCGACTACACCTGCCCCCAACGAGCAGGCCTTCTTAGCTCTCCACAAGTCCTGCTTGGCAGAGACAGAAACTAGCAGCGGATCGGGATTTGCGATCAACGAGACCCAAGTCATGACTGCCTGGCACGTGGTCCAGTACGCCACATCCGTCAAGGCCGATGGACGAACCGCTTGCCACTGGTCTCAGCTCGAGCTCCATGACGCAGCCATCATCACCTTCGAGCGGCCGCACGGTCTCAGGGTATGGACGCTCCGCAGCCATGATGTCACAGCAGCGGAGCGTGTCTACATCTCAGGGTGGGGAGTGGGCCGCCACTGGTGGTCCTCTGGTTACGCCACTGAGGACCCCGACCGGATCAACCTACCCATCTGCCCCGGAGACTCCGGAGCGCCCGTGTACGACAAACGAGGAGCAGTGGTGGGCATCGTAACCGCGAGGGGACACTACGCTCAGCACCACTGCCACATCGTTCCGATGTCAAGGCTTCTTCCAGCCATCCAGGGACCACCCAGACATATCCACATCCTCAGTATCGATCAGGATCCCGCCAGTTTCCCCGGGATCGAAGGTGATGATGTCCAGGTCACCCTGGAGCTCGATCCCCTCCTCCGCGAATAGTGCCAGGGCGATCTCCTCGCAGAAGCCCAAGGTTGGGCCTACAGCGACGACGAACATCCCTCGATACCTGACGATGATCCCAACCATCAGAATGGAGTGCCGTCAGCAGGCTCACGGGACCCGACAAACTCAAACCCGTTGGCGTGGATGACGAGCTTGGATCGCTTCTCGCCATCCTTCTCCCAGCTCTCGTAGACCAGCTCGCAGGAGGGGAAGCATGCCGGCGACCCTTTGCTGTGGTGCTTGGCAAACGCCTCGGCACGCTTGCCAAACAGTTTGACATCCACGAACACAGGCTCGTCGATCCAGTCCTCTCCCTTCTTGCGTCGTCGGTTGATAGCCAACCCCACATTCGCGATCGCAGTTCCGCTCTGGGCAAACCGGAGGTCCACATCGCGAGTTAGGTGTCCTGCGTAGGTTCCGTTGTTGATGTTCATGCCGTGGCGATCCCCAGTAGAATTGCCTGAATGACACCGACGAGGCGAGCGTCTGCTGCCCGAGCCTCGAGGGAAGCGTTGATACCCAGCTTCATGGCAACCAGGTCGCGGGATGCACGAAGCACCATCTCGAATCCCGGCTCCGCACTGGCAGCTGCCAGTCGAGCTCCTTCCAGGGCCACGATCTGAATCGCTTCATCCTTGGCCATGTTCAGTCGGACGTTGGTCTCGGACAGCGCATCTCGGAGTAGATCTTGAGGACTCATCGGTACACGTTCCCGGCGATTGCCGAAGGCGGGTGGGTTGCCCACGAAGAAGAGGAGATGACGATCGGAGTTCTCCTGACACGTCGAACGAGCACCACGCGGGTGTACTCCTCGACGGCCAAGCGGAAGGTAGAGGCGCGGTCGCGCAGAATCGCAGCACCCTGCGGCCCCACGTCCCCAGCCACCAGTCGGGAGTCAATCCCAAGTAGGGCTGTCTCCTCGAGCTGTACGACATTCAGGATCCGCAGCGCACCAACGGAAGCAGAGTCAACTGCCTCGTCCCACTGTTCAAGGATCGCAGCGTCGAGTCCGCCGAGTTGGGCATCTGCCCGGACGCCAGGCCATCCAGCCTGAAAGGAGGGGACGAGGGTACGGTCTTGCACCCTGGAGGTAACACAGCTCGCCAAGACGAGCAGTGCGATGAGTAGAGATTTCATTTTTGGTTCTCAAGAAGAGCTGCGGACTTGCCGCGATCGGCGAAACCTTGCGCACCGATGTACGCAAGCATGGGTGAAACGAGAGCGATGATTTCCTCCAGCTGGATCTCGGGGATGCCCAGCTTGACGGCGATGGCCGAAGCCATCGTGATCAGGGCACCAACGAATTTCTTGCTGCTGAAGAGGTCACGAAGAACGGTCATAGGACGATGTGGGCAACCAGTGCCCAAAAGGGTACACAGACAGCGAGACCGAAAATCATACCACGTACAGGATCAATGTTTGGATATCGCATATCTGAGCAGGGGAAGGAACGTAGCGTCGCCATAGTTGTGGATGTCGACGGTACGCACACCAAGGGAGTCGAGGTTGATGTAGCCTCGGGAGTCTCCTTTGAAATCATAGCCTTCTCGGTGGATTCTGACAAGAGTGCATACCTCTGGTCCGAAGAACTTTACGATCGGCTCAGTCTCCGCCTGGAAGCCTGAGTCGCTGATCAAGAAGGTGGTCTCCGCATTCCCGATCTGGCACATCTCATCTACGAGCTGGTGCCCAAGGAAGTCGTCGCCGAAGTACGGTTTGATCACGTTCTCCGACATGTCGATGTATGCCTTCCTAGGTGAGCGACCACCGAACAGCTGGCTGTCCCTGTCCTTCGAATCCTCGAAGTAGTCGTGGCCCAGGGGAGCTCCCTGGAAATCGGTCAGGCCGGCAGCTGCGTGCGTCATGCATTTCAGCGTCGCACTCAGCTTCATGTTGATGCCCGGCAGCGCTTTCGCCGCGAAGTCCTTGCCCGATCCTGGTGGGCCATTCAGAAAGATGATTCTCATAGCAGGCGAAACGCAATGTCCTCGGCTTTGACTTGGATCGTATCCGGGCAGCCCAGCATGGTGACCCCATCAAGCTCGGAGAAGGATTCGATGTTCACCTTCACCACGAAGATGGCGTCGCCATTCAGGAGTGTAAGTCGGAGGGTCATGAGTAGTGCCCCCAGATGATGAGCGCCAGCGGAGTGCCCACTGCGAGGACCACAGCCCAGCAGAGCACAGACAAAGTGTACTCGACGACGCCAGCTTCGATGTATGATCTCACACGGACCTCCGTTGGCTGATCTCGATGCACTTCCCGCAGACGCGGCTGGTGGGGGACACGGGTATGCCCCTGAGCTTGGTACCGCAGATGGCGTAGTCGCCTTTCTTCGGTACGACTCCCTTCTCTACGAGGTGGGCCTTGGTGACTTTGCCGAGATCGATGTCTAGGCAGGGGTTGGTCTTCATCTGTTCCTCTTCCGCGCCTTCTTGGCACGCTTGGCTTTGGCCCTGTCCGAGCCTGCTTTCTTGGTTTTGCTTGGGTCACTACACCATCCGGCACCGCCACCCCCAGTAGGTGCTTGCGCCATGCCGCGCATCACCCATTCGCTCGTTGACTTACATATGGCCATAAATCTCTCGCGCTCCTGCCCGCTTCTTCCATTCCCTGTACTTCCGGATGATGGAGAGAAAGCCTCGCCACCCGTTCTCTTGTGCTTCAGTTTGCACGGCATCGTGGGGGTCCACATAGCACATCAGCCCATCTCCGGACCATCGCGGTCTGCCATGAACTGAGTCTTGTACTCGTAGAGAACCCGCTGCGGGTCGGGTGCCTGCCAGCCGTCAGGCTTCGTCGGCTTGGTCAGTGGGCCAGCGGGCACCTTTGCCATGTTCGCACGCTGCACGTCCTTCCAGAACGGCCTGAGCGGAAGGCCCAGTGCAACCAGCGTACCAATGGTCACGTAGATGAGGTCCACGGCTTCGGCCGCGATCTTGGCGAGGGAGCGGAGCCTGATCGCTTCGACCAGCTCTTTGCATTCCTCTTCGATGCGAGCAATCCGGAACTCCAGCATCTCCGAGTCTGCCATACCTGGCGAGGCGGGTGCGGGATGTCCGAACTTCAGGTGGAACGCACGGACGTCCTCCTCAATCCCTTCCTCCAGGCTCCTGGCATGAGTGGCGCAGTCCCGCAAGAAACCCGCATGCGCAGGCGAGGAAGAGAATCGAGCTGCATTCTGCAGCGTGCTGGATAGGGTCGTCATCGGTAATGATCTCACGGAGTTCCATGATACGGGCGAATTCTTCTAGTTCAGTCAGTTCAAGTTTCATCGGTATGCCTCGCGTCTTCGCCGCGATCGAGCGCACCAGCTTGGGTGCCCAAAGCGATCACCACTTTGCGGTCGATCTTCCCGTCGCCCAGTAGGGTCCAGATGACATGTGCCAACTCTTCCCGTCGGACGTAGGTCGCTCGATGCACTTCATTCGATTTGGCATTGTACTTGGCAAACCAGTATGCGGACGATTCGTCCCTGCGCTTGAGCTCCGCCTCCAGTTCGGCGATACGCTCGTCCACCTCATCGCAGTCGTAGACATCCGCATGGAAGTGGTAGTCCCCTGCTCTGTGCTTCTTCAAGCGAACGCTCCCATGACAGCGCGGAGAGCGTTGGTCAGGTCGAGGTCGATGACGGGCATCCAGTCCTCGTCTTCTAGGATCTCCAGGATGGTGGCGGCCGGATCGAACTGGTCGGCCGAGGCGGCGAAGGCATCAAGGCTCGGGAAGCTGATCGGCTGGAGCGGGAAGGCGGTGAGGTTGATTGCTTGTACCATGATTACGTTGGGTTGCGGAACTCGTTACACCATGATCATACCACGGATCTTGAGTCGGGGACGGGGATTTCCCAGATTTCGTCAACAATCCCCCACTCCACCGCCTGCTTGGCGTCGAAATATGTGTCCTCAGTCTTCTTCCCAATCCTCGACCAATGACTGTAGGGCATGCAACTGTACTTGGCTAGAAGTCGGTCCATAGTCTGGTCTCGCAGCTTCTGCATGGCAGCTGTGGCCAGTATGCCGCCTGGAGTGCCTTCGGCAGTCATGCTTGTTCCGTGACACATGAACAGGCAGTTCGGCGAGGCGGAACGCCTGTTGCCTGCAGCAACCAGGAAGGGAGCAGCCGACATACAGAAGCCCAACGCTACCGTATGGACGGGGCAGCGGACAGCACGCATCACGTCGTGCAGCACGAAGCTTTCGTCGATGGAGCCACCGTAGCTGCTGATCACCATCTCCACCGGCACGTCGCTGACGTCAGCCATGTAGATCAGACCACGAATCGCGAATGCGATGGTGTCTTCGCCAACATCCCCATGAAGGAAGATCCTCCGCCTGTCGATGTCGATCCCATAATCCAGCAGGTAGGACAGACCCTCTACGGGGTGAGGACTGCCAGGGTGTGGCTGCCTGGGCAGATCTCTCGGCTTGTTCGACATGCGTGACGATAGGGGAAGATCCGGCCCTCGCCTAGACGAGCACGGAATGGACGCTTGCAGGTGGTACAGAACACAGGACGCTGGCCTTCAAGCGCAAGCTTGTACTGCCTTTGCATCATTCGGATCAGCTCGATGAAATCGTTCTTGTCCATCATATCTCAAGCATGGCCTGACGTTGGTCCTGCTCCTCTGTAGTGATCTCCCAGGTGTATCCGCCGAAGTAAGCCATAGACCTACCGATATGACACTCCTCAACCGCCACGTGCCTGTGGCGAGGAAACAGCCGAGCGACGATGAAGGTGGTCGCCCATCCCGAGGACTCTAGTGGGCCAGGCATGTACTCGTCACCCACCCCATGGGGGAAGGCCATGCATCCTGTCTGGAACCAGCGGACAGGGCCAGTAGCCAGTGTCCCCGAGGAGGCTGTCTCGGGGTTGTGCATGTGGCCGTTCGTCCCGTAGGTCATGAACTTGACCAGGTGCTTCATCGCCGAACCCGTGCCGGTGAGGAATCCGTGAACTGTGGTCCAGAACGGTTGGCCGTTCGAGTCGTACAGGACCTCCCAGTTCTTGGCGATGTCACGACGTCGCATCCTCTCGGTGGGGTTGAGGAACGTACTCTTCGCAACCAGCCCAACCTCCAGTTCGTCCAGGTGGAAGAGCTTGTCGTATCCCACATACTCGCCCAGCTGATACAGAGCGTTGGGTGCCTCGGCCAGAGCGTAGACCAGACGCGCATCGTGGTTCCCCATGATGATCTTCAGGTCTGCATCGGGGCAGGCCTCGCGGTCCGCTCGCATCACCGGGTTGACGAAGCTGTCTGCTTCCGCCTTGATCGTGAGCGGGAAATGCCCAGGGAGTTGTCGGTGCTTCGACAGCTTGGGGAAGTCGACCATGTCTCCGTTGTACCGGATCCCGTCGGGCTGCACGATGTCCCGCACCTCGCCCCACACGCGCAGACCAAACGGGTCCAGGTAGCGGCTGTGCCAGTCGCTACCGATCTGGAGTACCACCTGCTCGGCGGACATGTCCAAACGGTCATAGGCACCGTCCCACGGCTTCACGTGCTGCTCAGCATAGTGCATCACATCCTGCGCCCGAAGCGTCTTGGATATGTTGCTGTACACCCGTTTGTCCGCCATCGTTTCATCGATGCCGGCCCGACGCTTGAACTCAGCGTGGGTGCCGATGGTGTAGCGGGCCAGCTGTTCGCTGTAGTGCCCATGCTGGCGATAACGCTCGCGCGAGGCCGAAGGCGGGAACAGCTCTCGGGGAAGTTGGAACACTCGGCGCAGATCAGCGCAGAGCTCCTCACGAACAGACTCGGCCAGTTCCGGATCTTGCCGAACTGCTTCAATGAGATGGGAATTTGCTTCGCGGTTCGTACGAGCTTCCGCCATCATCTCTGCGATGGCTTGTGATCTCTGCTCGGCGACCGATGGAGTGTCGGAAGTTTCACTCATGCCCAAGCATAGCGTACCTTGGCAGGAGCGGCGGAAAGAATTACCCGATCGCTGCTTGAAGTATGACGTTCAGCTTCAAGAGGCTGAAGAACAGGACGCCGACGAAGCCGGCAAGGAAGAGAGCGGTGGGGGGAATGTCTTGGATGAGGTCTTTCATAACAAGTGATGATACCACGCTCAGAGCGAAAGGCAAATGGATCTGTAGAATTGATGAAAGAATCCCAGAGCGAGGGGCTCTGGGATCCTGCTAAATGCGAGATGGAGTAGTCAGCTCCACCGTCTGGTGGTCACCTCCTTAGCTCAGTCGGGAGGAACTCCCGACGATGCCCCATTGTACGGGGCACGGCCGAGATGCGCTTGCTCAATCCGGGATACCGACAGGAGGACGAACCTCGTACATACCATCGTCGTTCTCGACTACTGCCCAGGTGTCGGCTCCGTAGGTTTCCTCAGCGTAGGCAACGGCTGAGTCCTCAAAGACGAAAGTGACTTCTTTGTAGGGATCGTTCATATCAGCTCCGTGCGTGAAACCACTTGGCAGCCTGGTACTCCAGATCGGAGTACTCGTTCTCGTCCATGATGTCCTCGACATCCATCGAGAGGTCGGAGAGGAAGGCTTCCAGGGAGGAGAGGTCGTATTGGTCGAATGTCATGGTCTTTGGTAGGTTGGGCCTTTCGGCGAACACCTCACTATACCACGAGATGTGAACCGGGGAAGTGGATTCCCCGGTTTGTTGAAAGATTACTTGCCCATGGCAGCTTGCTCGAGTAGCGCCTGCGCTTTGGCGAGGAGGTCCTGCACCTCGCGCATCCTCTCATCTCCGTGCTCCCGAACCTCGAAGACTTCCCTGCGCACCGCGTCAACCTTCTCGGCGAGCGCTGCCTCGGGGGAGGTCAGGAGAGCGAGTCCCTCCTCGGTGAGGTTGTACTGGTCGTCGGCGAGGTTCAGGAGGGAGCTTTGGACGTTGGTGAGTTTCATGGTCGTAGTTTGGTAGAAGGTGGTGCTTTCGCGAACACCTCATCATACCACGAGATGTGGTGCGGGGAAGTGGATTCCTGGGATTTATCCCTGGGACGGTCGTAAGTCCTGCTGCTTCAGCTTCCTACGAACTCGGCGAGCATCGAGAGCCTTGGCCTTGGCCTTGCTGTACTCACAGCAGCAGGGGCACTTCATTCCGCCAGGTCCGTGCTTGTCCTTCCTGATCTCCTTGGGCGTCTTCATGCCATCTCCGCCCGTACTCGGGCAGCAACTTCTTCGCGAGTACCCTGCAGCAGCAGAGCGTCAGCTCCTTCGTCGAACAGAAGCCACTCGGTTCCGTGGTCTTCGATCCGGAGGTCGCAGATTCGATAGATCTTCATCTCAGGTCCTCAAGGTCAACTTCTTCACAGCTGTCGTCACCGAACTCCGGAACGCGGTCCTCACACAGCAAGGCGCACATCTTCCCGAAGGCTTCATAGATGTCCACGATGAAGAAGCTCTCTCCATCGTAGAGTACTTCGTCTCCGATCTCCATCCTAGCACTCCTCCAGGATCGAGTAGCTCTCGCGCCAGCTGGCCTTGGCCATCTCCTTCTCGTATGCCTTCTCAATGAGATCGTCGATCATGTCGGTGTATGCCCAGTCGGTTGGGAAGGTTCCGGAGATCTTGTGGGTGCGGAGGACTTCGTCGTTGCTGCTCAGGACGTCGTAGTTGATGGTGACTTTTTCGGTGTTAGACATGGCTTTGGTTTGGTAGAAGGTGGTCGGAACAAATGAGTATACCACGTCCCCTCGGTCGGGGACGGGGATTCACCGGAATTCACAAAGAAAAGAGGCCGAGCCCCGAAGGACCCGACCTCAAACTCCTACCAAAGAGTGACTTAGACCGTGGCGAGGATCGTTTGGAAAGCTTGACGCTTCGTACGATCACTGGCCCCGAAGATGTTCGAGCCGATGCGAGCGGAGCTTTCCCCGACCGGAGCGTAGTTGCCTCGGTCGTGATCGTTCCACTCGGTGATGGCGTTCAGGAGGCTCCAGGCGGTTCCTCGGATGCCGGCCATGTTCTGGCGGGAGTTGCCCAGGTTCTCGTACCACGCCTCGATCAGCTTGGCACGCTTGGCGATGAGCTTCTCACGAACCTCCCCCGAGACCTGGAACTCGTCGGGGATTCTCCCGAAGGACTTGTCCGCGATCTCGTTCAGGATTCGGTCAGTCTCTGCAGCGGAGAGCTGCTTGCCGACCATGGCCGTTACCTTCTCCTGGAAGCTTTCGGCCTGCTGGGTAGCGGTGCCGAGGACAGCCTGAGCCTGCAGAAGCTTCTCGTCGAAGTCCCCGGAGTGGCGGAACTTGATTCCCTTGGCCATGTCCGACTCCGACCAGCGGAGGGTGTTGGCGCAGACCACCCGGACGGCGGTGGGATAGCAGGAGAAGGCAGCCGTGCCGCCGTGCCCGTTCTGGACCAGCACGTAGTTCTCGAGGACGTCGTCGGCCGTTGCTCGGATCAGGTTGGGCAGCTTCACCAGGGCGAAGACCCGACGGGAGTTGTAGAGCGAGCCAGCCGTTTCGACGTGAGCGCCACCCTGGGAGAGAGCGTCGGCGAACCGAGCCAGGTCCATGTTCTCCATCGGCTTGTAGCCAGAGCTGACCATCCCGAGGAGGCGGTGACCCTCGCCGTTACTGCCCAGGCGGAGGTGGGCCATCGGCTGGTTGCGACCCTTCAGCGACACGTTGAC